AAGACGCTTGCCTGGATCACGAAACCTGGCGTTTACATGGCAGGCGGGCGTAACGGCGACGGCTCCCCGCTGGCGTTCCACGGCAAACCGTTCCCCACCTACGAACTGACGAGCAGCAAAGCCACCATCAAGCGGGTGCAAACGCGAATCGCAAAGATCGAGGCCGCCAAGGCTGCCGCCCCGGTGGAGGACGAACGCGACGGTTACACCTACAAAGAGGATCAGGAGTCCATGCGGGTTCAGCTTATCTTCCCCGGCAAGCCCGACGACGAAACCCGCGACGTTCTCAAGCACAACGGTTTCCACTGGTCGCCCCGCAACGGCGCATGGCAGCGGCAGTTAAACGACGCTGGCAAGTATGCCGCACACCGGGTCATGGAATTTCTGGACGGCAACGAATAACGGAAACGGCGGACACCCCAGCAGGGCCGCACCGCACGAAAGCGGCCCCGCCCCAGCCCGAAAGGGTTTCAAGTCGAATATTTCTAATCAAGCTAATCAAGCTAAGTATTCAAGCTAATCAAGCTAAGTATTCAAGCTAATCAAGCTAAACGAATTTGGAGGTTTTCACATGGCAAACGAAAAGAACAGCAACGAATCCGGCGGCGGTCTGCGCACCGTTACCCTCACCAACGTACAGTGGAACAAGCTGTACATCTATCTGCTCACCACGACGAATTACCGCAAAGAGCAGATCAACGCATGGGAAGAACTGGCGTGCAAAACGAATCCCGACGGTTCCCCGGAATACCCGAACGCCGCAGGCAACGCAGAGTATTTCCGCGAATTGGAGCGCGACCTGTCCGAGATCGTCCAGAAAATTTGCTAATGGCATCGGCCCCGGTTCCCCGCCGTGGCATTTCATGCTATACTGTCATTAACGAAACGGAGGCTTTTTATGAAGAACGATTCTAAGGCTATTATGCTCGACAACGGGCTTGTTGTCTGCGAGTCCTGCGGTGCAGAACTTGAGTGCAACCACGAAACGGGCGATATGCCCGATGTTTGCCCAGAGTGCGGCAAGGCCATTGATTGGAGCGACTTTTTTATGGTTCTTTGAGCGGAGGTGCTTCTATGAACGAAATGCAGACTTTTTATCCCTGGTGCGTGGTTGCCGCCTTTTCTGACGGTTCCCGGCTCACGTTCGGCGGCTCCACTGAAGAGCAGGCCCGCAGCGCAATGGAAGCCGCCAGCAACGAACACGGTGAAATATCCTGGTGGGATCATGTCACCGACACGAATTATGTTGACGGCCAGTATTATCAGCTCCTTCCCGACCCGCCCACGCTCCACGTCGTCGATCTGACAGGATATGACGGCCCGGTTGACGAAAACGGTTTTCCTGCTGGCCTGCCGGAAAAAATTGCCCGGTATGCTGTGGAGCACGGAGCCGCCGAGGATGAAGCCCAGGTCATTGTCAGGATGCACGAAAGGTGGCGACGCGCATGAACATTCTCCCGGAAGAGTTGCGGGCCGTTTTGAAGAAAGGCCTATCCGATACGTTCCAGCGTGAGCAGATCATTTCGGAGGACGAACGCCTGCGCAGTCTTGAATCCGCTGTGCAGAAGAACATCTGCACACTCCACGATCTCCCGCCTGACGATGTTGTTGTTTCTGGCCGCAAGGATGCACCCGGCGTGTTTACTTTCATCATCACAGAACGAACGCCGGAAATTGTATTTACTTTTGACGCAGACTCTTTTCACGAACACGAATAACGAAAACTCCCTCGACGGAATTACCCGCCGGGGGAGTTTCTTTTGTTCCTATTCGCAAGTTGTTTTTCCAGGGAGCTTTTCGCTCTCGCGGAAGTTCCCACTTTTACGCGCGCGCAAATTCGGCATCATCATAGCCTTTAAGGTTTTCCCGACACACGAATTTTAACGCCGCCCTCTGTGGCTGTTTCTGGGCATTTTGATAGATTTTCTATCACGAATCCGCCTTTGTGCTTTTTCTGCTGTTTTTAATCGCGCGCGTCATACGCGCGCAAGAGGATTTCTTCTGCCATTGGCATTTCGTCCAGCATCGGGCCGAGAATGGCAAGTGCAACCTTTTCTTTCCTCTGGGCGGTGATCTCCTTTACTCCCAGTTCCGCCGCAATGCTTGTCCAGCCTCTTTGTAACGATTTTTGCGTGTAAACGTACCGCCCACGCAGAATGATTTTGTAATCACCGTTCATGCGGTCTAATTGGTCACGAATATTATCCCTGTCAGCCAGCAAAACGCCCCTGCGCACCAGCAGGCGGTTTTCTGTGCGTTTGTATGCTTCTTTTTCCTTTCTTCTATCTTGCGGTGGATTGCTTCTTTTGCCTTTCTTTTTCTGTCGTCCTCCCGTGCGCGCCACACGCCGTAGGAAAGCCCCGCGGCATCCGCCGCCCGAACGTCCAGTGTCAGGGCATCCGGGGGCGGCTTGCGGTAGCCATTCCCACGGGCGGGGCCTGGGATGTTCCGGCGGGCAGAGCAGCAGGGGCAGTATTTGCTTGCCGGGTTTTCGGCTACAAATACTGTGCCGCAGTCGGCGCACTTTTTCAGCACTCCCGTTACTGCCATTTGCCGCGCCTCTCTTCCTGGGCCTTTTTGTATGCAGAGAACCAGCGGTCAAGGGCTTCTTTCTGCCGGACGTACCGACGGTGATTGCGGATCATCGTTACGATGGTGTACGTTACCGTGCAAGCTGCCACGATGACCACCGCCAGGGTCGTAAACTTATTCATTGGCTTCCTCCTTGCCCGCCGGGGTGGGCTGTTCTTCCTCCGGCTCCATAGACTTTGCCAGCTTCATGCCCTGGGCCAGCCCCGCCAGGTAGATTTTGGCCGTCGGGTTCTCTGCCAGCACCTTGGCGATCTCTTCACTCTTCATCTTTTCTTTCTCGCTCATACTCTCACGCTCCTTGTTGTCCGCCCCGGCCCGCCGTGATATAATCAGGGCAGGAAAGGGGGTGTTTTGTATGCCTATCTACTGGATCAATACCAAAGGCAAAGGATTTTCTGACGACCAGATTACAGCGGTAGAACGCAAAGTCGATGATAGCGGTTTTGCGATTGCCAACTATGACCCCGCCCGTCAGGCCATCCACGTTTCCGTCCTTGACGGTCACTCGGCAAGTTCTTTGCCTGCGCTTCCCATTGGTTTGACTTACGAAGAATCATTTGGGGATTGACGGTTGCGGCCTGCTTGTGCAAGAAGCAGGCCGCTTCCTTTTATCCTGGGATAGAACAGCAGATGTGCTTTTCTTTCCAGCTTCTCACGGCGTTTTTGTACTGGTACATTTCCGTTCGATATTTTCCGTAGGACTTCTTGTGCGGGTTATCGTCCGGCATTTCCGGCCATTCCCGTTTCATGTCCTGCCACTGCGCAAGGAAGAACCAAGGGTCAATAATCATTCGTTCCTGCCGCTCTTCCTGCGGAATCGTTTCTCTCGGAAAAATCGCACACTCAAAATTCCTTTTCCAGTCTGTTTCCGGCATTGCCTTGTCGCAGGTGTGGCATTTATAATAGCCATACCAGCCGCCTGTGTGTTCGTTCGGTTCAAACACAAACCCAGACCAGACAATCGTATTGGGTGTCCCGCACTTCGGACACGGAATCATATATCCGCCCCACTTGCGCGCCTCTGCAATGAACTTGTCCTCCCGGTCTTTCTGGCGGAGCTGATTCAAAATCCCGTTCCAAACCTCGTCATTGTTCAGTTTCGCCCGTGCTTTCCGCACCACTTCCTCGAACTCTTCCGGGTTTGGCCGCTTTGGACTTCCCACGCCGCTGATGTCAAGTGTCACGCCAACAGCGGCGCGGTGTCCAGAATCGCACTCCACGCCATGATGGCTTGCTACTCCATATAAAGGCATAACCTGTTCACCTCCTTTTAATGTTCATCAAGCTAACCCTTTGCGTTCATTATAGTTTATCTAACTATCAATGTCAACCCCTTATTTCTACATTTTTGTTGACTTAACTAACATTCCGTGCTATTATGACATTAAAGGAGGTGAATCCTATAATGAAAGAACGAATCCGTGAAGTGCGAGAACATTTCGGGCTTAGTATGGAAAAGTTTGGCGCTCGTATCGGCATCGGCAAAACGTCCATTAGTCTTTTGGAAAGCGGCAAGAACAATCCATCCGTTCAAACCGTTGCTCTGATCTGCCGCGAGTTCGGGGTCAGTGAGCACTGGCTCCGCACTGGCGAGGGGGAGATGTTCGAGCAGACACGGGAAACTGTACTGGATCGGCTGGCCGCCGAGTACAGCCTGGACAAAGAGCAGGTCTCTGTGATTGAGAACTTTCTCGATCTGTCACCGCAGGAGCGCACGTTGTTCCTTACACAGATGCGCAAGGTCTTTGGCGGGCCTGCCGCACAGCCGCCCCGCCGGGTGGATGTGTCCGGCGACGTGGCCGCTGCCGTTGTCAACGTGCAGGACGAGGTAGCCCGGTACAACGCCGAGCGTGCCGACGAGGCCGCCAGTGGGGGAAAAGAATCTTCTTCCATAGGTTAGTGCTTGACCGTGCCGCCGCTGAATGGCGCAGGAAGCACCAGTAAAATTCAGCACACAAAAAGAAAAAGCCCACCGGGGGACAAGGCCCGGTAGGCTTTTTCGTGTATGGCAAATAAAAACGCCCCATCTTCTCCGCAGAAAAGACAGGGCGTTTTGGAACGAGTTGAACCTAAACGTACAACTCTACTTATATAAATGGCTCCCAGATATGATATTTCGGAAATGAATTTAACTTTTTGACTGTTGAAAGTGTGGAAAGATTTATTTTCCCCAGAACTTGCAACGGATTGCAACAAACTTAAAACTACTTGAAAGGTGGTATTTATGCCTCGCAAAAAGAAACTGCAAGAGGTAGGCGGCCTGCGCCTTGTGGCATACTATCGCTACTCCAACGGCGGCCAGCAGACCGAGCAGAGCATTGAGGGCCAGCGCCGAGACTGTGAGGCCTACGCCAAAGCCCACGGCTACAAGATCGTCCATGAGTATATCGACCGCCACATTTCCGGCAAGAGCGACAGCCGCCCGGCGTTCCAACAGATGATCTCCGACAGCGACAGTCACCTCTTCGACGCTGTGATCTGCTGGAAAACAGACCGCCTCGCCCGCAGCCGCTACGACTCCATCATCTACAAGACCCGCCTGCGGAGGAACGGGGTCAAGATTCTGTACGCCGCCGAAACGGTGGTGGACGGCCCAGAGGGTATTATCATTGAGGGCTTGATGGAATCCCTGGCCGAGTATTACTCCGCCGAACTGGCGCAGAAACTCCGCCGCGGTCAGCGGGAAAGCGCGCTCAAGTGCATTGCCCTGGGCGGCAACCGCAGCTTTGGCTACGACATCGGGCCGGACAAGCACTACTGCATCAACGAGAAGCAGGCCCCCGCCGTGCGGTACATCTTTGAGCAGTACGCCGCCGGGGCTACCGCCGCCGACATTGTGCGGGAATTGACCGCCCGCGGCTACCGCACCAGCCGGGGCAATCCGTTCAACAAGAACTCTATCTGCCGGATCATCACCAACGAGATGTATCTTGGTGTGTACAAGTACGCCGACATCCGCATTGAGGGGGGAGTGCCTGCCATGATCGACCGGGAACTGTTCAACCGCTGCCAGACCCAGCTTGCCTTTAACCGTGCCCACGGCGGCGGCAAGGGTGCGCCCAGGGCTGACTATGTGCTTGTTGGTAAACTGGACTGCGGCCTGTGCGGCCATGCCATGAAAGGAGCCAGCGCCACGGGCCACACCGGGAGCAAACACTACTACTACACCTGCACCCAGCACGTCGAGAAGAAGTGTCCCAAGACCTCCATTGAAAAGAACTATCTGGAACAGGTCATCGTGGACGGCGTTGCAAAGTACGTCCTTACCCCGGAAAAGATTTCTCAGATCGTGGACTGCATGATGGAATTGCAGGCCAAGGAGCAGGAGCCGAAAGGCAACCCGGAGAGGGACGCTCTGGAAGCAGAGCTGGCCGAGTGCCGCCGCAAGCAGAACAATATCCTTGAGGCCATCGAAGAGGGCGGCAGCGCCCGCCTTGCGGCCCGCCTGCGCACGCTGGAAGAGCAGGAAACCCAGCTCACCTTTGCCCTGGGCGAGATCAACAACGCCCCCGCGCCGCCCCAGTTCAGCCGGGAAGCGCTCACGTTCATGTTCGAGCAGTTCCGCCGGGAAGAGGACGAGGTGGACGAAGAGTACCGCCGCCGCATCCTGGATACGTTCGTTTCTTCCATCCTGCTGTACGAGGATCGGGCAGAGGTCAAGTTCAATATAACCGACCAGAAAACCGGGGACTTTGAGCGGGTGATTTTACCCATTTCTGCAAACAAAAAGCCCCCGGAAGATGACGATATACCGTCAAATTCCGAGGGTTCTACCGCGTTGCGGTTGGTGGAGGCGATGGGAGTCGAACCCATGTCCGAAAAGAGCTCAGCGCAGGTGTCTCCGGGTGCAGGCGATCTACAACATTCCCGCCGCGTCACGCCGATCGTCAGGCTAACGCTTTGGTAG